GCTTACATCAGCAAAGACAGCTAATGATCCAAATAGCAGAATTAATAAATCATTAAGAAAGTGGAATTGTTAATATGAGTAAAAGTTTAGAAAAATTAGCAGATCAAATGATTAATCTATCTCCTGAAGAATCTCAGAAGTTAGCTTTAATTATTAAAGCAAAGCTAATGCCAGAAGTGGCTAAACAACAACAGCAAGGATTATTACAACAAGCCAATAATCCAATGATGCAACAAATGGGCAAACGACAGCAAATGAATATGCCTATGCCAAACGCTGCACAAGCTGCACAACAAGGCTTGTTAAGGAGATAACTTATGCCAATGGTTGGAAAAAAAAAGTACCCATATACTAAAAAAGGTAAAATGGCTGCTAAAAAAGCTGCTAAGAAAAAGGGTATGAAAGTTAAAAAAATGAAAGGATACTAATGAAAGGTAGAATGGCAGGAAAAGCTATGCTTACAGCAAAGCAAAAGACTTTACCAAAAGCATTGCAAGAAAAAATCATTAAATCCAAAATGAAAAAGAAAAAGAAAAAATAATGAAAATATACGCAGGCGACAGAAACTTTATGAAAACACCTAAGAAGAAAACTCCTATTAAGGACTTTCTTAAAAAAGGTACTGTTAAAGGTATAAAGTTTGTAGGGAAAACAGCAGTTAGTCCACTTACATTAGCATTTGCAGGTGGTGCTGGTATTGTTAGACAATTCAAAAGAGAACTTGGAGAACAACCTGCTAGAAGAACTGCAACACGTAAGTTTAATAGAAAAGGATTATCTGTTTTATAATGGAAGAAAAAATTAAACAACATGGTGGCAAAAGAGAAGGTGCTGGTAGACCATTAGGTTCTAAGTCTAAAACACTTTGGAAATCTATGGAGGACATGGCAGCAAAGTACCAACATTCTCCTTTGGATTACCTATTATCTGTGTTAAACAATCCTGCTAGTTCGCCTGAACGTAAAATGTATGCAGCAGAAAAAGCAGCACCTTATGTTCATCCAAAACTAGCAAACACAACTTCTAAAATAGGAACAGATGAACCAATCGAAATCAAAGTCCAATGGCAAAAAGAAAGTTAAAATAATAGAAGTACCTTATAAGCCAAGAGAATATCAACAAGAAGTTCATAAAAATTTAAAAAGATTTAGTGTCCTAGTTTGCCATAGACGATTTGGTAAATCAGTATTATCTATAAACGAATTAATTAAAACAGCAGCAGCAAAACCTAGAGCTTTATGTGCATTCGTAGCTCCGACATATCGTCAAGGTAAATCAATTGCTTGGGAATATTTAAAATTTTATACAAGACCATTAATGACTTGGGGTGGAAGTCGTAATGAATCAGAACTAAGGATAGATTTATTCAATGGATCAAGAATACAAATTTTTGGAGCAGATAACCCAGACTCTATCAGGGGTATGGGATTTGATGCAGTTGTCCTGGATGAATATGCTATTATGTCTCCAAGAGTATGGACAGAAATTATTAGACCTGCTGTAGCTGATAAATTAGGTTGGGTTTTATTTATCGGTACACCAATGGGTCATAATCAGTTTTGGGAAGTATATGACTTCGCACAAAGAGGTCATAAAGATTGGTATGGTAAGTTATATCGGTCATCAGATACCAAAGTGATTCCAGATGAGGAACTGGAACAGGCACGTTCCATTATGACACCTGAGCAATATGAACAAGAGTTTGAATGTTCTTTTACAGCAGCAGTGAGTGGAAGTTATTATGGTAGACTAATAACCAAAGCTGATAAAGATGGGAGAATCGGCTACGTGCCTGTAGATGAAAATGTAGGTGTGGAAACGTGGTGGGATTTGGGGATAGGAGATTCAACTGCAATATGGTTTTCACAAAGAGTTGGAGAAGAAGTACATCTTATAGATTACTATGAAAACTCTGGTGAATCATTAGCACATTATGTGGATATATTAAAAGAAAAAGATTATGCTTATTCTTGTCATATAGCTCCACATGATATACAAGCAAGGGAACTTGGTACTGGAAAGTCTAGATTGGAAGTAGCATCAGAGCTAGGATTAGATTTTCAAGTAGCACCTAAACTTGAAGTAGATCATGGTATTGAATCTGTGCGTAACACCTTAAAAAATTGTTGGTTCGATAGAGAAAAGTGCAAACAAGGATTGGATGCATTACGACAATATAGAAAACAATGGGATGAAAAAAACCAAGTGTTTAAAAACAAACCTCTCCATGACTGGTGCTCACACGCAGCTGATAGCTTTAGGTATGGATGTGTATCTGAACCTATAGACACATCTGACTGGGATGCACCAATTAATGTAGATACAAAATATGTAGTATGAAAAAATCAGAACAAGAAATATTATCAATCGTAAGCAGAGAAATACACAACGCTAGTGGATACATTGGTGGTGAGTTAGTTGCTAGACGAAAAAAATCATTAGAATATTATTTAGGTATGCCTCTTGGTAATGAACAAGAAGGTAGATCTCAAGTTATATCTAATGATGTTATGGATACAGTAGAAAGTTTAATGCCTTCATTAATGAAGATATTTACTTCTGGTGATAATGTATTCAGTTGTGAGGGCGTTGGCCCTGAAGATGAGGAGATGGCTAGACAATGTTCTGACTATCTTAATTATGTATTTTATAAACAGAACAATGGATTTACAGCTTTATATTCTGCATTCAAAGATGCATTAATACAAAAGAATGGTATCTTAAAAGTATATTGGGATAACTCAAATAAAACTGAAAGAGAAGAATATACAAGACTAACAGATGATGAGTTTAATGATCTTGTTGCAGATTCAGAAGTAGAAGTAAAAAATCATTCTGAGTATGATGAACCTATCGTAGATGATAGAGGAGAAGAACTAGATAAAATTAAATTACATGATGTTGTAATACATAGAACTAGAAAGTATGGTCAGGTAAGAATAGAACCTGTACCACCTGAAGAATTTTTAATTGAAAGAAGATGTAAAGATATTGATTCAGCAAACTTTGTTTGTCATAGAACTAACAAAACTAAAACTGAATTAATTGAAATGGGATATGATAAAGATGTAGTTGATTCTTTACCAACAGGTGATCCTGATTATTTTACAGAAGATAAATTTATTAGACATCAAAACATAGACTTTTCACATGGAGAAGCTGATGGTGATGAAACTACACAAGATGTATTACTACATGAATGTTATGTAAGAATGGATCTTAATGATGATGGTAAAGCAGAACTTGTTAAGATTTGTGTAGCTGGTGATTCTAAAAAATTATTAAGCATAGAAGAAATGGATACAATGCCATTTATATCTATGACACCAGTTATCATGCCTCATAGATTTCATGGTAGATCTATTGCAGAGCTAGTAGAAGATATACAATTAATTAAATCTACTGTTATGAGACAAATGTTAGATAATATGTATCTAACTAATAATAACAGAGTTGCAGTACAAGATGGTCAAGTATCTATGGATGACTTACTTACAAATCGTCCTGGAGGAATAGTTAGAACTAAACAACCACCTGGTAATGTTATGATGCCTATTCAGGCACAACCAATTACAGAACAAGCTAGTGGTATGTTAGCATATTTAGATTCTGTAAAAGAAACTAGAACAGGTGTTAGTAGAACTGCACAAGGTTTAAATGCAGATAGTTTAAATAATAAAACTGCAACAGGTATGAACCAAGTATTAACTCAATCTCAAATGAGAATGGAGTTGATTGCTAGAATATTTGCAGAAACAGGTGTAAAAGATTTAGCACTTAAAATATTTGAGTTGGTATGTAAATATCAACAAAAAGAAAAGATCGTAAGAATTAGAGGTAAGTATATACCAATGAGACCTTACGAATGGAAAGACAGAGTTAATGTTTCAGTCCATGTAGGATTAGGATCAGGATCAAAAGAACAACAATTGATTATGGTTAATGCTATTCTTGAAAGACAAATGCAAGCTATAAACTTACAACAAAATGTTTATGGCCCAATGGTTAATTTAAGAAACATTTATAACTCATTAAAGAAACTAACAGAAAATGCAGGTTTAAATACTGTTGAGCCTTTCTTTATGGATCCAGATGTTGGTGCATCACAGATGCCTCAACTACCACCTAAACCACCAACAGAGTTTGAGAAAGTAACTCTTGCACAGGTACAAGGTGAGAATCAAAGAGCACAGCTAAAAGCTGAAACTGAGATTAAAAACATTGAATCTAGAATGAGACAATCAATGTTAGAATTTGAGTTGAAAATTAAAGAACTTGAGTTAAAGTATGGTTCTAAAATAGATGAAATGGAATTAAAACGAAGATCTATGTTAGAACAAACTGATTTACAAAAATCAGGTGATTTAATGAAAGAGATAGTAAAAGGACAACAACAATTCTTCAATGGACAAGGAAAAGCAAATCAGGGAGGGCAAGAGAGCAGAACAGCTCCTGAACGATCCCCTGCTAAAGACAGCATTTGAAGATCTCCTAGAAATATATAAACAGGAAATCTTTAATACAAAATTCACTGAAAGTGATAAACGCACTTATCTTTGGGTAGCCTACAATCTTGTAGACAAAATCAGAGGTCATTTGCAGAGTGTCATGGAAAGTGGAAAACTAACTCAGAAAGAGTTAGACCAATTAAATAAACGAAGTTAAGCTAACGCAACTTCAAATTCGTCAACCATGAAAGGAACGATATGGCAGAAGCACAAAACATAGATGGTGCTGCTGAAAAGATTTCAGGATTATTGAATCCAAAAGATCAACAAGAAACTGAAACTAAAGCAGAACCTTCAGAACCTGAAAGTACTGAGATACAGGAAACTCCAGAGAGCCAAGCTGAGTCTGAAGCAGCTCCAGTTGAGCAGGATACTGAGAATACTGAGGTAACAGAAGAAACACAAACAGAATCACAAGAACCGAATCTCCACCGATTAAAAGTTAATGGTCAAGAGATTGAGGTAAGCCTTGATGAACTGAAAGCTGGATATTCTAGAGACTCAGATTATAGACAAAAAACTCATACTTTGGGTATGGAAAAGAGAGATCTTGAATCCCAAAAGAATAGTTTGCGTCAATCTTATGATGCGAAACTAGCAGAGTTGAATGAACTTATAGCAACTGCTGACGCAACTGTCAGACAACGTCAAGGAAGTGAAGATCTTCAGAAGTTATACGAAGAAGATCCTACTGCTGCAGCTAGGTTAGATTTTGAACTTAGACAACAAAACACAGCAATAGAAAATATGAAAGCAAGAGCTAGAGAAGCTCAAGCTAAACAATATAATGAATTTCTTGAAACACAGCGAGAGTTAGCAGCAACAAAAATACCAGAGTATAGCGATCCTAATAAAGCTGATCAATTTAAAATTAATATGCGTAACTCATTAAGAGGATATGGATTTAATGATGAGGAGATCGGTACACTTGCAGATCATAGATTTCTTATGGTTGCAAAGGATGCAATGAGCTATCAATCTTTGAAAGATAAAAAACCTATCGTTCAAAAGAAAGTAGCTAATGCTCCAAAGGTAGTTAAATC